AGCCTTTTTCATCCCGCAAAACGCAGACTCAATGACATTCAGGAACTGCGAGTACGAGGGCAACGGGATGACCTCGATATGCGGCCCATGGCCTGCATTGTTGTGGGCGGTGATCCATTCCGTGACCAGTTTAGAGCTGTGAACCTTAATGGCATCCCAGGTGAAGAAAACAGCCGGACAAGCTGCATAGTCCCGGACTATCGTTTCGAACAGTCTGATTATGGCTGCGGCGCTCTTATCGGTCGTAAAAACCCACGTCATCTGGTTTGTTACTCCCTCCAGTGCGGCCGCAAACTCAACCTTGCCCCGGCTCTTCTGAAATTCCGGCAGCATCTCGATAGGCTGGTCTTTCGCCACCAGTACCTTGCCGCCGTATCTCCTTACCCTGTATGGTCCAGCCTCATCGATAAAGAAGACTCTCTCGCCCGTCTTGAGCCCCTGCAGAACGTCCAGGAGTTTTTCGATTTTCGGCCGATATTCAGGGTCAGGGCTGGTCTGAACCCTCCTTAAATGACGCCAGGAACAACCTGTTCTGTTCACAGCCCGCTCCACCGTTTTCACTGAAATGCTTTCCTTGTGGATAAGGCGATAGATCTTCGCAATTTCACCATAAGTCCAAGTCGTTCTGTTAATACTGTAAGCGCCAGGGGGAGTATGGATGATGTCAACTATTCTGCTGTCTCTCTGCTCCTGGCGCATTGTCCTTTCCGGATGATGCAGTCTTACCTCGATAAAGCCGATCCCTCGGCTATTGAACTTCTTGATCCAGGCTAGTACTGTCCCAGGACTGCAACCAACCGCATTAACTACGTCTGCAAGGTCGGCCGTTTTGTTGACCATCAGGAGCGCCGTAGCCGTAGCGCAGTGCCTTTTGTGCTGGCTGGCCCTGTAACGAATCAACGTCCGTTCCTCGTCTGCAGTCAATGGCCTTGTGAGCGTCAATGGAGATTTCCGGGATGTGGCGTTGATGAATTTCCTCAACTGATGCGCTGAACGTTCCTTAACCCCAGAAGATAAGACAGGATTGCCCTTGATGAATTCCGCCAGCTGCTGCAGGCAGCTCAACGGGTGTTGCGTATCCACCTCCAGTGTCAAGCTGATTGTGGTTTTAACCTGTTTCTTGTCAGCCCTCGTTGTAAGCCCGCTTGCCTTAATCATTCTGCCGAGAGTTTTTGCACTGGGAGCCTTGGTTCCCAACTGCTCGCAGATCGGCAGGAGCTGTCGGTGGAGTTCGGCCACTTTCTGGTCAGGCTTGATGACCTCGGCAACTATCGGCAGAATTTTGAGATACAGGCTGCAACCTTTGCGATTGCCATAGGCGGGCAGCAACCCCCTAATGCCTTCTTTCCTGTAAACAGCAACCCAATTAAGAAAAGTTCGATATGCAATATTTCGCTTCGCACAATAGGCTTTCATCGCCATTTTTCGCTGGGACTTTTCTCCTGGTTGCTGCCTCTGTCGTAGAGAAAAACTATCCTCAAAGTCCTTGATGAGGGAAAAGCGCTTTATGGCAACCTTCTTGTTATAATTTCGCTCGTTGCTTATCAGTTCCAAGGAAGCGGCATATTTTATTGTCATGCTGGCCATAGCCAGTGAGTCTAGACCAATAAGCGACAAAATCAAGACCAGAGCATGCGCTATTCAATTCAGATCCAAGTTTGAAAACTCTGCTGCTATTGCTGGTTCAGTACTCTACGGACGATCCTTGAGCAACTTGACCCGCCTACTCACCCCCCACCAAATCCCATCAGACCGCTATCAATGTTAAGAGGAACGTTGTCATTCTTCGTACTCAACCCTGTAACCTTGGCACGGCCTTCCGAATCCACCTTTATCCGAATTTCGCCTCCTACTTCCGCTTTTTTCTGAATAGCTACATTGCCCTCCTTATGTATCAGGTCGTAGAGCCATTCGCCAATTGCACCGGAACCCTCGTACTTCCGATTGCTCATCTTGCCCATACCCCAGCCGATACCCTCATTGATCAGCGTGCCGGCACCATATCCGACGGCGGCCGCCGTTCCGACGAGCCCGGCGTTTTTTGCGTATTTGGCCAGCTTGCCCACCTTACCGACGGTTCCGCCCGGAGCACCTTCTCCGCCGGGGAATCCCCACCCTTGCCCGGGCAGCATGGAGAGGTGCTTGTTGACGACGTACACCGGTATCGGTCCACCCTTGCCGAGTCCGCCGGCCATGCCGGTTTTTCCCTTGCCACCGGTGACGATATCGCGGCCGAATTCATAGAGACCGACCCCCTTGCGGGCCAGGATGAGGCCGCCGCCGACCAGGGCCGCATACTTGGCAATCTTCAGCCAGCGCTCCACCGTGCCGGGCTTGAGCCCGTCCAGGTACTCGGTCAGATTCTTGATCGGCTCTGTAAGGTTGCCGTCGGCAAACTGTTTCCAGACGGTATACAGGTTGGTCATGGCGGCGTTGGCGGTTCTGGCGGCGCGGATGGAGTCCTGGGTGATGACGGTGCCGTCTGCCTGGACCTTGTAGAACTTCTCCAGGCTCTCGATGCTGCCAGTGCGCTGGAACTCGGAGGCTGCGGTATTGAAGGCACGGATCGCCTCTTCCTCGAAGACCTTGGAGAGCAGGGTCTTCTTGCCGCCGGTCTTCTTGACGATCTCCACCATCAGTTCGTTGATGGGGCGCAGGGTTTCCTTACCCCTTTTCAGCTGCTCGACGTCGAATACTTGGATGCCGCCCTTTTGCAGCATCTGCACTTTCTTGGCGTTGCCCAGGGTGCGGAGGACGGCCTCCCAGGCGGTGGCCGCCATTTCGGAGGAGCCGGTGCCCATGCGGATTACCTGCAGCGCGGCGCCCATCTCGCGGATGGCGGTGACACCGCCACGCCCCATGGAGGTGTAGGCGGTAACGACACGGGGGCCGAGGGCCGCCAGGTTCTGCAGGGTGAAGGCGCCGGCCTTGCCCTGGACGGTGAGGATATCGAGCGCCTCCAGTGTCTTTTTCGGATCCACGATCCCCATCTTCTGGAATTCGGCTAAAATAAGCCCGATATCCTTCCCCTGGGCGCCGGTGGCCTGGATGGCCAGGCCGATGTTCCGGATGTTTCCCTCTGCAAACTTGAGGTCGCCGGTCATGTTGATAATTTCTTTGACAGCGTCTGTAATCTGGCCGGGGTCGACGCGGATGTCCGGAGCCTTGGCCACTTCAAAAATGCGGTTTTTTAGACGCTGCATAGCAGCCTCGTCGGCGTCGGCATCAATGCCGAGGCGCACGAAACGCTCTTCGAGATCGGCGACCTGCTTGGCGGCACCGATACCGGCCACGCCGGTGAGCATGGCGGTATACCGGTTGCCGAGACGATCGATACCCTGGCCTGCGGCGTGGACGCTCCGCTGCAGCATCTGCATCGAGCGGGCACCGCCGGTACCCAGCCGCTGCATGCCGTTCAGGTACTGGCCGGCCCTGTTTGCCAAGTTGCCGGACAGATCGATGATCATTGAAGTCCTTAACTGCGCCATATTGTCACCCCTTGGCTTGTTTTTTTGGTGAAAGAGGGTTAGCGGCACGTAGCCGGGGTCTCCCCTCACCTTGCCCCTGGCAGACCATGTTGGAGGCTCACACAGTGGATGCACCGTGAAGCACGCTTGCGACCTATGGTCTGACTATCTCGGCGACAAGCATCTGAATTAGAGGACTATTCCCATGCCAGAGATTCTATCTTTCTCGGCTTGCAAGTCATCTTCACAACTGTCGCTATCCATTGTAGACATCACTCCAATGCCATTAGATGACCATAAAGCTGCTCTCTCGGCGACATGGCTCTGTATGTGGAATTGTGGAATGAAGAGATCATGGATGTTGTCAGCTATAGACTCCGATGAATCTGTACTACTGAGAATGCCGTCCAACGCGATTAATTGTCTGAATTTGGTGGTGATTTCGTCAGCCAGTCGCGCATATTCTGCCCCTACCTTTTCGGCTTCGGACGTGAGGAACCTGACGAGCACGCCTTTTCTCTGTTCCTTCAATGCCGCCAGCTCACCTTGTAATGGAGCAAGTTTGCGCTGAAGTCCCGCTATCGTTTGCTGTGCGAGGTCAGTTACTGTTTTCACCTCTCCTTTCGCTCCATAAACCTTCTCAATTTCAATCTCAATTTGCTCGTCCAGTTCTTTAAGGTCGCTCTCTTTTGCAACTCCCACTGCGATATCAGCCAAGATATCCTCACGTTTCCGCAAGAGTGGTTCAACAGATGATTGCATCAGGAGATTTGCTTTCTCGATGATATCTTTCTGCTTCAAGATTGCATCCTGGATGTCAGTAACTTTCCTCTCAGCTTCATTGAGGTTTTCCTGGAAATGGAGGACATCTTCTAGTTCTTCACCGCCTTCAAATAGTTCAGCTTGAAGTGATATCTCCTGAGACCTCAAAGCATCCAGTTGATTTTGAGTGTCGGTAATTGTAGTTTCAGCAGTAGAGATTTTTGCCTTGAGCTGGGCATAGTTGACTTTTTCCTCTGCAGTAAGCCGTTCTTCATGAAATGTTGGGTTCAAAGCACCCTGAAATGATCTTAGACCTGAAAGGGCTCGCTGCTTTTCCGCAAGCTCCTTCTCAAAATCCTTCAGGGCTCTTTTTACCTTTTCAAGTTCCCCATGATTGTTTTGCAGGATACGAGTCATTTTACGAACTTCGGCACTGGTAGTACAAAGCTGCAGATGGATCCCATTTCTCTTGGCCAGTCGATCTTCGGCACCTTCAACATTTTTCTTTTTCATCGGGTTTTCTCCTTTTTAAGTCCGCTGAATTTCAGCGGTGACAATAATAATGTTTATACATAAAGCGTTATGTCACGCGGGATTGCGCCTGAAATAATTTCTGAGAATTGAATGACGTTATAGCCTTCTTCGCAGAATGAAGGGGTTTCTAAGCCTTTTACCGCTGGAGCAGTTGCACCGAGAAAACCAACGTGTCGGAGATAGTACGATCCTGGCCGCGGGTTATTTAAAGCGTATGGCCGATAAAATGAGGCTGAAAGGCTCAGATATCTTCCAGCATTAACAAGATCGGCAAAGGACGGATCCACTCTATCCGGTTCAGCCAAAAGCTTTTGATTTTCGTAAAGCAAAGATTTCACATAGCCATAAGCCGGTGCTTCAAGTGTCGGATGCCCAACGACCAGTGGGGCTTTGAGCAAAGATGGATCATATGCTGCAGCCATCGCTCGTAAATCTGTCTCAGTAAAGTAGACAGGACTACCACCCATTGGCGTGAAACAGCCGATTTTAAAAATTTCCAGTTTTTTCATAGTTGCTCCGTATTCCTCTGTTTTTTACTCATCCTCTTCACGATCCATTTGACCGAGTCCCTCCCCATGGAATACAGATTTGCTAGCTCATCGAAAGACTTGCCGTTGCTATGGTCGGCAAAAATTTTGTCAGCCCGTTCTTGCCTTGTGTGTAGAGGCCCGCTGTCTTTACCCCTCGTCATAAACTGGGGCAATGTCCACGTCACTCCCTGCCATCGGTCGTAAATGAACTTGACGGTTTCATCGCCCATGACATACGCGTCTGTTGTCGAGATATTGCGCCGAGCAAGGGTTTTCGTGATACAAAAGTGCATCTCTTTCAGCAACTTGCTTGTTCCATCATCTGTCACGGGCACATTATTTTCTTTGCCAGATTGCCTTCTTGCCCCACGGATGATCGTGTAAACATGCGAGGCACTCAACCTGGAGGAGCGGACTATTTCCGCGATATCACTTCCGCTTTCATGCATCGCAAGAACCCTTCGATGGCGGGCGGCAACCGCGTCCTTTGTCAGATAAATTACTGACCCGGCGAAATGCCTATGAAAATCGGCAGAGACCTTCTCGCCAATTTGTATGGCGGATACATCCTCATAACCTCTCTGGAGAAGAAGCTTGGCAATCTGCAGCTTCACATCAATCAGCAGTTCAACACCATTGGCATTACCGCTCATGCCCCCCCCTTGCCGGATCTTGCATACATTGAATAGCCTCCCTGCGCGGCATTGTTCCGGTTCCATTCGTAGGCCGGAGACGTCCGCCAACCACAGGTAAAGCAACGATAGATCTCATCATCCTTGATGCCGTCATGTCGCTCCAGGTCGTTTGTCATATATCCACTGCACCGTTTGCAGCGCCCGGCATATACTGCGACCCTGTGAGCTTTCGCCGGCTTCTTCGGTTTCTCCAGGGCAATCCTCACCTCTTCTGCATATTCCGGGAAGAGGGCCAGCAACTCTTCGTCTAGTTCGTCTTCATCAATTCCACTGTCGTCCAGCTCTTCCAGAGAAACCACTTGGAATCCGTCATGGTTTTCAGCTACTTCTTGCGTGGCTGGTTCCGGTTCATGCTCGACAGTCATAACAATCGCCAGCCTTGGCCGGGCCTCTCCCGGTGCATTCTGTCGGTTCAATCCCCCGCAGCCTTCGCACCGGTAATCTCCTTTCTCTCCACAAGAAACCTGTTGATTTTTCCGACAGGCATCCGTGGAGATCCGCGCGGCCATCCGATAACAGAGGACGGTATTTTCGGCAATCCAGGCATTGTGATCTATGGCAAAGGCCGTGTGCATACTCAAGACTCCATCAGAGTTTTGATCCGATATTCCAGTGCGGCAATTTCGTCTGACTGTCGGCGGATCGTCTCCGCCTGGCACGTCAGTTCGTCAATACGGACAAGCACCAAACCCGGCTCAAGCATATTGGCAAGATCGACAGTATTGCCCCGTGTCGGATGAGGAAGGCAGCGCCGCTTCCGGCAGAAGTTCACCCAGGAAGTGACCAGCGGCCGAAGTTCCGGATGCTTGCGGGCTTGGTGAATCAATGTCGCGCCGATTGTCGAGGCTACCCTTTGCCATTCATCCGCCATGGGATCGATCCATTCCTTTCTGGCCTCGCTCATCAGTGCCGGCAGGCCGTATCCGGCAGACAGGGGAAGAAAACCCCCTGTTTCGCGTTTCGTGGACAGTTTTGTTTGCACATTGATGCAGAACCGTGTTTAAACCGTCTTTAAATTTTCCTGTGGCTGGCTTTACCGTCGAAGTGCGAGGATAGCTATCCCTAAACGGCTACAGGGCAAATTTGACCGTCAGAGAACTTTTTCCCTCCTCAGCTGATCACAAACAAGGACATTCATGATTGTCTCGGCGGTGTTCAGGGTATCTATCGCCTGAGTCAGCTCCCGACGCGACATCGACACGAGGGATTGCCAGTCGATATCGTTTGATTGACTCTGGCCAGCCTGAA